CGCTTCGCCGGAAGCCTGGGTGACGACGCCGATCGCCGGAAGGTGCGTTTCGCGATAGGACACGCGGCCGTGATAGTCGATCTCCTGCTTGCGCCGAACAACCGTGAAGGCGTCGGCAAAGTCCGGATCCTCGACGAGCTCGCTGACGTCCAAAAGGGCCATTTACTTTTCCTTCTTTCGGATGGCGAAGGTGATCGCCCGGCGCAAATGCCCCGTGTCGACGAGCGGCGTGACGCCCGCGGGGAGCGTGCCCGTCGCTTTGTCCTGCGCGTTCGAGGCGATCGCCGCCTGCAGCGCCTTGGCGTATTTGCCCTTGCGCCGCTTGCCCTTGAGCCGCGCCAGCCGCCGCTCGAGCGTCGCTTGCGCCAGCGGGGGCGGAATGCCTTCGGAAATGCGCAGCTTGATCTGATCGGCCGCCAGCTGCCCAGCGCGCATCTGGTATTTTTCGAGGCCCTTGCCGTCGCCCTTCAGCGCCGCCTGGGCGGCTTTGGCCATGGCCTTGACGACGTCGTCCTTGGCGCTGTCCATGCCCGGGATCATGAACGGACGGGCAGGGATGTTATTCGCCGGCGAGCCGTTGTCGTGGATATAGGCGAGGGTTGCGTTGGTTGGTGGGCTCGGCTCGTCTTCATCCGGCGGCCGATCGGTTTTGTCTTCCGGCACGCCGACCAGAACGTCTTTTTCAAGCAGCTGCTTGATCGCCTTTTTCAGATTCGGGACGTAGTCCTTTGTGATGCGGATTTCCGGCCCGTCAGCCATGTCACCACGGGACTCGCGACGTCGGCCGCCCGCTGCGCACGTAAACCATCCCTGAGCAGGCCGCGCGCAGCAAGCGCCAGAACATTTGGCCATAGGGCGTCAGATTGTAGTTCTCGGCGCCCTTCACCAAGCCCGACGTATTGTCGTAGCTGATCGAAACCTTGTCGACGCTCTTGCTGGCGATCAGCCCGGTCGAGCCGACGCCGCCGCCGGCCGACACGCTCGCCGCGGCTTTCTTGAACACGATAAGCTGATGCGCAACCCAGAACATGATCGCCAAGTCGAGGTTTTTGCCGAGCCGTTCAATGTTGATATTGTTATAGGATTGCGCAACCCAGAACTCGACTTGCGACGGCTGATAGACGCCCACGAATTCGGGGAACTTGGCGTAAAACACCGCCGTTTCGAGAGGGTTTTCAGGACTCGACGGCATTTCACGCTTCCCCTGTTCAGTTGTGGCCCTTGGCTTTCGCGTGATGCGAATGCGAATGCAGACCGTGCGCCGGCTTTTCCGGCGCGTCGGAAAGATCGAGCTCTGCGGCCGGCGCGGGAGGGGCGACGGGGGCCGGCGCGGGGGCAGGGGGCGGCTCTGGCGCGGGGGGCGGGGCAGGGGTAGCTGCAGGCGCGTGAGCCGCCTTGCGGGGCGTGAGCGCCTCGCCGCGGAGCTCGGCGAGCGCAATGGCCGCGGCCCGCCGCACGGCAAGCTGAATCGTGGTCCGCTGGATGACTTCCAGCTGCTCTTTCACCTTTTCCAAATTCGCCAATGTCGCCTCCCGTTTAACGAATGCCGACGGCCTTTTCGACCTTGGGCCCGCCCGCCATGCCCATGCGATCGCCGGGCTTGTCCGGATTCAGCGGCTCGAGGCCGCTTCTAAGCTCGGCGCGTTCCTTCGCCATGTCGCGCGCCGACTCCATCTGCCTGTGCGCGAAGATCAGCCCTTGCTTCACGGCGGGATGGCCTTTGTTCTGCGCGAGCCAATAGTCGAAAAAGTCCTCGGGGATGCCAGGCGTCAGCGCGTAGCCGCCGGCGATCGTCTTGTCGTGCGGCATGCCGAACGGGACCGCGTAACCCGTGACGGCGTATTCCTCTTCGCGCGGAACGGGAACCTTGGCGAGACGATATTGGCCAGCGCCCGCCGGAACATGGCGCTCGACAAAATCGTAAACGCGCAGAATGAGCCCAGACGGGAGCTTGCAGCAAACCGTCACTGTTCCGCCCGATCGCGGACGCGGATTGTTTTCCGCCTTCGGAATGCGCGCCTTCGCGTTGAGCTCGGCGATCTTTGTTGCCTGTCTTGAAGCCATTTTCTAACCCCGATTGTTCCCTGATCCAAAAAGCGCGCCCCGCGGGTTTCCCCGCGAGGCGAATTGATTTTCCCCCGTCAGATGCCGAGCATGCCGGCGACGGCGAAGGGAAGCCGAACGATGGCGCCCCAGGTGCCGCTGACGATCTTCTGTTTGTAGCTCGAGAGCTCGCGAACGATCGGGAAGGACCGGCTGCGCTCATTGTAAGAGCAGTAGCCAAAGTCCTGGCCGTCAACGCTGTTGCAGATCAGCTGCATCATGTTGCCGCCCGTGACGCCGTTCGGGTTGGTCGCCGACTTGATCCCATACTGCGGGCAGGTGACGATCTTCAGGTTGGGGAATTCCTGCTTGATGATGTCGCGAGCGACCAAGCCGAACTCATTCGTAAAGCCGAGCGCAACGGCCGTGCCCGGGGGGAGCACGAGCGTCATGGACGCATCGGATTCGATATTGCCGCCCGACTGCACGACAAGCTGTTGGAACAACGACAGAACGTCGTTGTAAACCTCGTTTGCCGTGGCGTTGGGCGCGCCGCTGTCAAACCAGGAGTCGACGCCCGTGCCAGAGCCGCCCGTGTTCGCCGCCTTCGGCGCCGGGGTGATCGTCGCCGGGAGGTTGGGGTCGTTCAGCAAGCCGTAGTTCTGCAGGTTGGCCACGCCGTAGAGATAGGTGAGGTTGGTGTAACGGTTGAGAACCGATCCAGCCGCCTTGTCGATCTCAGAGACGAGGTTCAACTTGGCGAGGCCAGCCCGATCGAGCTCGCGATCGCCATACTCTTTCACGGTCTGGAAAACGTATGCCTGGCGCTGCGGAAAGTTGCTATTCACGCCGGCGCGGCCGTTCGAGACGTAGTCGCCATAGCTCGAGACTTCGCCCGTGTGTTCCACGACGGGGAAGATGGCCGTCTCGTCAACCCATGTTCCTTTGCGAACCTCGCCGGCGATTTCCGCGGCCTTGGTCGGCGCGAAAATGACCTCGATGTAGGTCGGGTCCATGAGCGTGGACAGCCACGCCGGAATGCCGGCGTTGGGCGCCGTGGAAAGCGCCGGGATGGCGTCCATGGCGAGGGTGAAATCGCGCTTCATGTCGGGCGTCATGTAGCCGACGACGCCAGGGGCAGAGAGGCCGAGCTCAGCAAAGCGCGCGGCGTCGCTGCGCCACTGATTGACAGATTCAGTCGGGGTCATTTTCGAGAACTCCAAGGAAGGCTGATGCGGCTCTTAGCGCCGCGGATGGGTTTGTTGACGATCAGGGGGTGCTGCTGATCTTCACGAGCTCGCCGGCCGCGGCAACGGAACGGGCGATCCACTTGGTTTCAGTCGTGCCGTTGACGGTCGCGCCGCCGACGCCGAACTTGGCTTCGCCGGTCGCGTTGTCGGCGAAAACCTTCATGCCGACGACGGTCGGGACGGCGCCGGCGTTCTTCACGAAAAGATCGCCGCTCGTCATAACCTCGACGCCAAACCCCTTGGGGATCACCATCGACTCTTCGGCGAGATAGGCGTGAATGAGCGCCTGCTGCTCGCGATGGACAATGCCGATCGGCAAGCCAGCGCCCGCGTTAGTGACGGTCGTCGGCGTGCCGTCGTCGTCGACCGGGGTCGCCGCCGCGAAGGCGAAGCGCCCAACGATCAGGCCAGCCGCGCCGGCGACGAGGCCGCCGGGCCCGGCAATCGCCCAGGAGCGGGGATTGCTCGACGCAAAGTCGCCCTCGACCGCGGGGGCGTTCGCGCTGTTAACGGTTTTCTGAAGCATTTCAATGGTTCCCTAGTTTCGAACGCGCCCGCGCGTTACGATGGTTTCACGTCGGAAATTTTGACGAGATCGCCCGTGCCGCCGGCCGAACAAGCCCACCATTTCGTTTCGACAAGTCCCGCCGCAACGGTTCCCGCCGCCCTGAATTGAACCTTGCCCGTCGCGGTTTCGGCGTAAGCCTTCATCCCGACTGCGGCCGTTCCCATGTGAACCTTTGCCCAATAGGCGCCGGTCGTCATGCCGCCGCACTGGACGCCGGGCGGAATGAACATGGAATGCTCATCGCGCAGCTGCTCGAAAGAGCCGATCGCCTGCTCGCGATGAATGAAACAGTCCGGCGCGCGGCCGCCCTGTTGCGTATTGACGAGGATACGCGGCGCCTCGACGTCCGCGGGATCGGGCAAAAGCCAGGCGAAGACGCCGACCTCGAGGCCGCGGCCGGAGCCGCCGGCAATAAGCCCGCCCGGGCCGGCGAGCGCCGCCGCGCGCGGATCGCTCGAGGCAAAGTCGCCCGCGACGGCCGGCGCGCTCAATGTTTGAACCTGTGACTGCCGCATTGTCGGCGACTCCCTATAGGCAAATGAAAAGGGATCGCGCCCGCGAGGGGCGCGCCCAGATTACAGGTGCCCGATGCGCTCGAGGCTCGGGAAGCGCTCGCTGAAGCTCTTCGCGGCCGCGGCGTCGAGAGCCACGCGGGCCGGCTGCGGATTCGAGCCGGGGACGGGCTGCGCCTCGAGGATGGCGCGATAGGCCGACGGGTGCACGCCGTCGATCTTGACGCCGAGCGCCTTCAGCGCCGCCTTGTAAACGCCGTCGGCGGAATCGCATGCGATGGCGAGCTCGCCGACATACGGCTTCACGGCCTTTTCGGCGTCGCGAATTTCGCGCGCGATTTTGAGCGCGTTGGTCGTGGCGCGGGCTTCGGCCGCCTTGATGGCGGCGTCGAGTGCGGGCTTGTCCATTGGCTTGTCCTTGTCCTCTTCGGTTTCGTCTGTGGCGCCGACGCCGGATTCCGGCTGCGCCGTGTCCCTCTTTTCGACGGCGGGATCGACCTCTTCGTCGCCGGCCGGGGCGGCCTGCGCAATGAGTTGCGTCAGCGCCGCCATATCCTCTTCGGAAAGCTTGCCGACGAGGAATTCCTTGATCGCCGCCATCGGGTCGGGCGGGGCCTGCTCGCCTTCGGCCGGGGCCGCGCCCTCAACCGGGGGCGCGCCTTCGCCTTCAGCCGCGGGGGCGCCTTCGCCCTCAACCGGCGGCGCGCCGACGCCTTCGTCCAGATCGCCTTCGGCGTCGCCCTCGAGGCCGGCGAGCGGCGCCTCGCCCGACAAGGCGTCGAGCAATTCGACCAGATCGGAAACCTCGGCGTCGACCGCCATCTTGCCGCGCGTGGCCTTCACGATGCCCGCGGCCATGTCGGGGATCTTCGCCTTGAAATTCTTTGCCGTGACGCCGGCGAAAGCGGGCTTCAGATCGATCTTGGCGTCCTGGGCCATGAGCGGGCGAATGTGCGCGATCACGGCGCCGGCGGCCATAAGGGCCT